TTGCTTCCGCATATCTTAAAAAGTATCCAGAAGCCGTAATGTTGTTTTACGATTCTGAGTTTGGTTCTCCACAGGAATATTTCCAAAACTTTGACATTGATACCTCACGTGTACTTCATACGCCCGTAACTAACGTTGAAGAGCTAAAGTTTGATCTGATCAACCAGCTTGAACAACTGGAACGAGATGACAAAGTCATTATTATTATTGATTCTATCGGCAACATTGCTTCCAAGAAAGAATTGGATGATGCACTGAATGAAAAGTCAGTGGCCGATATGTCACGTGCCAAAGCATTAAAAGGTCTGTTTCGGATGTGTACTCCGCATCTGACGATGAAAGACATTCCAATGCTGGCTGTTAATCATACATACCAAGAAATTGGTCTGTTCCCTAAAGCAGTTGTGTCTGGTGGAACAGGAATCTATTACTCAGCAGATAATATCTGGATCATTGGTCGTCGGCAGAATAAAGTTGGCACCGAGATTCAGGGATACGATTTTGTGATCAACGTGGAGAAATCTAGATATGTCCGTGAAAAATCCATCATTCCTATCACGGTTTCTTGGGAAGGTGGCATCGATATGGCCTCTGGCCTACTTGATGTGGCTCTTGCAGGGGAATTTGTGGTTAAACCAAAACAGGGCTGGTACGCTAAAGTCGACCAAGAAACAGGCGAAATCGATGGGAAAAACCTTAGGCAAAAAGAGTTAACAAAAGACTTCTGGCATGATATAATTACCACTGATAAATTCAAGAAGTTTATCGAAGACCAATACAAGATTGGTACTATTCCAGAAGAAATTGTTACCATTATAAGTGAGGAAGAAATTGAAAACGTATAAAGAAGACGTTGACTATGAGCTGTTAGCTGGTCCTGAAGAGAAGAACATTTATCTTAGGATCAAGTCGGGTGAGTATAAAGACATGGTCTTATATTACTATGACGTTAGTATTTCTGAAGAAGCAGAAGATGATGTAACTCTGGGGTTTAGCTACCATATCATGTCTGAACAAGATAAGATGAATGACACTGACGAGGAAGCGTTTGGAGAATATCTAGGCGATCTCTTGTCTGCAACTATTATTAATGGACTAACTGATGGGAATCTTGAAATAAATGCCGGAGACGCTGAACAGGACGATACTACGATCACTTTTAACCAATGAAAGTTATTTACGTAAAGTCATTCCATTCTTAAAACCAAACTACTTTGAAGGTCCATTGAAAGTTATCTTCAAGCAGATTGGTGCTTTTGTCGATAAGCACAATACTTTACCTACTCTGGAAGCATTCCGTATTGATCTCGAGCAAGATGAAAAAATGTCTGATGACATGTTCACTGAGATCTCGGCAATGCTTCCAGAGATCTTTTCTCCTGCCGATGTTGACGAAGACTTTCTTCTAGAGAAGACTGAGAAGTGGTGCCAAGAACGTGCACTGCATATTGGCATCATGAAGTCCATTGATATCTTAGATGGTAAAGATGAAAAGATGACTAAGAATGCTATTCCAGACATTTTGTCTGAAGCATTGGGTGTTGCCTTTGATGCATATGTAGGTCACGATTATATTGATAACGCCGAAGAACGTTATGAGTTCTATACTCGTGATGAAGAAAAGCTTCCATTCGATCTGGATAACTTCAACAAGATCACCAAAGGTGGTCTGCCTGATAAAACATTGAATATCGCACTGGCAGGTACAGGCGTGGGTAAATCCTTGTTCATGTGTCATGTTGCTGCTAGCTCAATGCTTCAAGGTAAGAATGTCTTGTACATCACCATGGAGATGGCTGAGGAACGTATCGCTGAACGTATCGACGCCAACCTACTTGACATTCCTATTGATCAGCTGGAGAAACTTCCTAAGACCATGTTTACCGAAAAGGTTAATGCTATCGCTAAGAAGACCGTAGGTAAACTGATTGTCAAGGAATATCCAACTGGTGCTGCTCATGTTGGGCACTTCCGTGCACTACTGAAAGAACTAAAGCTTAAGCGTTCGTTTGAGCCCGATATCATATTCATCGATTACCTTAATATCTGTTCATCTTCACGTATGAAGGCAATGGGCGGTGCGATCAACTCTTACACCTATGTCAAGGCTATCGCTGAAGAACTACGTGGACTGGCGGTCGAGTTTGCGGTACCTCTGGTTAGTGCAACACAAACAACTCGTTCCGGTTACGGCAACTCTGATCCTGGACTTGAGGATACCTCAGAGTCGTTTGGTCTGCCTGCTACAGCCGATCTAATGTTTGCTTTGATCTCCAATGAGGAGCTGGAACGATCAGGACAAATTATGGTTAAGCAGCTAAAGAATCGTTATAACGATCCAGGCTTGTATAAGCGCTTTGTGATCGGTATAGATAGATCTAAGATGAGACTGTTTGATATTGATGTGAAAGAACAAACTCTAGTAGATGACGGGATTCCCGTATTTGATAAAACACCTTCCGGTGATAAATTTAAGGACTTTAAGATATGAACCAAACCGTGCTTCCCGTTGGCATCACCTCCTCTATGATTAATGCTTATCAAGATGGTACAGGCAAGAAAATGTCTGCACAAGACTTAATCGTATATTGCGCTCGAGTTTCCAACCCCAGCAATCAGAATAGTACAGCTCCTTCAGAAAAGCTACTGAGTTATCTGATTGAGCACAAACATTGGTCTCCGTTCGAGATGGTTGATATGGTCATGGAAATCAATACGACACGGGATATCGCTCGTCAAATTCTTCGACACCGGTCGTTCTCTTTCCAAGAGTTTAGTCAACGATATGCTGATCCCACCAAGGACTTGGCTGTGTATATGCGTGAGGCTCGCTTGCAAGATAAAAAGAACCGTCAAAACTCTATTGAAACGGATGATGTTCAACTTCAAGCATGGTGGGATGCACAACAAAAATTTATGGTGACGCACGCAGATCGCATTTATAAAGAAGCAATTGAAAAAGGTATTGCCAAGGAACAGGCGCGTGCTGTACTGCCAGAGGGTAACATGCAATCTCGTATGTACATGAAAGGTAGTATTCGCTCCTGGATTCATTATTGCGATCTTCGGTGTGGTAACGGTACACAGAAAGAGCATCGTGAGATTGCCTATAAGTGTGCAACGATTCTTAAAGATCATCTGCCATTTCTTAAAAATTGGTATAAGGAGTTACCTAATGCCTAAGATACTAATTTCTGAATATTGGATTCAGGATAATGGTGGCATCGTTCGAGTATACAAGAACGGTTCTGCCTATGAATTGGTTGCAGAAGATGAAGACGGAACTGTCTTTCTTGAATCTAAAAATATTCGAACACTAAACTCAGCAGAAAATCGGGCAGAAGAGATAGCGCTGTTAGTATGATAGATAGACGTAAAGAAGCAGCTAGGTTATTTTGGATAGTTAAAGGTTATCTAATGCCTGAGCACTTTACGGATAGTGATGTTAAATATATACTAACAAGTTATACAAAAAGAGTATGGCATAATCATGAAGTGAATGATGAAGGCTTTGAAGAAGCCTGGGAGAATAGAAAATGAAAATTATTGCTGGTCCGTGCCAGTTAGAAAGAAACTCACTAGGCGTGGCAAGATACTGTCAGAACATAGCAGAGAAATACGGTTTAGAATATTACTTTAAAGCAAGTTTCGATAAAGCCAATCGTACATCACTTCGATCTGAAAGGGGTGTAGGACTAGAATCCGCCATGGTTATTTTTGATGAGATTAAGGCAGAGCTTGGTTGCAAGATTGTAACCGATATACATACTACAGGACAGGCAGCTCTGATCAAAAGTTCTGTTGATGTACTACAAATCCCTGCTTTCCTGTGTAGACAGACTGATCTTCTGTTAGCAGCAAAAAACACAGGAAAGATTATTAACGTAAAGAAGGGTCAGTTCCTGGCACCATGGGACGTTGCAGGAATTATCAGCAAGATTGGAGAAAACAATGTCTGGATTACTGAAAGGGGCACTAGCTTTGGCTATAACACCCTTGTTAATGACTTTACTGGTCTTCAGTACATTGCTGAG